AATGGACATAGATAAACTTAGAGAAGAGATAGCATATGACGAAGGCTCAGTTAATGAAATATACCTCGACCATCTCGGGTTGCCTACTTTTGGTATTGGTCATTTGGTTATTGATAGTGATCCAGAACATGGACAACCGGTTGGAACACCTGTCTCAGAAGATAGATGCAATGAAGCCTTTGACAACGACGTCCAAACAGTCATCAATGACTGCAACATCTTATATCCTGACTTTGATGAACTCCCAGAAGAAGTCCAAAGAATAATTGCAAACATGATGTTTAACATGGGTCGTCCAAGACTTTCAAAGTTCAAAGGTATGAAACGTGGCGTTGATGCACGTGATTGGAATGCAGCTGCAGACGAAATGGTTGATTCAAATTGGTACCGTCAAGTAACCAAACGTGCAGACCGACTTGTGGAACGTATGAGAGCCGTGGATGCTTAAAATTTATGTAATGTTAGTTGTTGTTGCAATCATTGGCGGTTGTGGTTATGGTGCCTACTGGTATTATAAAGATAGCCAGCAAAGAATTGCTACCCTTACAACTAATAATGCAAAACTAGATGGTGCTATTAAACAAAGCGAGGCAGCTATTGCAAGTATACAGAAAGATATGAAAAAAGTAAATGCACAACTACAAGAAGTAAGCAAAGACTTTGCTGATATTAGACAACAAAACAGTCAACTAGCTGAAAAATTAGACAACATCGATCTTGGAATACTTGCCATCAACAAACCAAAAAGTATCGAACGTGCAATTAACGGCGGAACCAAAAATGCAGGCAGATGTTTTGAAATTCTAAGTGGAGCCCCTCTAACAGCAACAGAAAAGGAAGCAAAAGATGCTAAGTCATTCAATAAAGAATGTCCTTGGTTGTGGCCTGGCAATACTGCTACTCAGTAGTTGTAGTGGCACACCAGTAAAAGAAATCAAAGTTAGTTCTACAGCAGTTGAAAAACCTCAACTGACTCTTCCTCCAGTTGATGTTGTTCGCATGCGGAAAGTTGATTGGACAATAATTACTGAAAAAAACTTTGAAGAAGTTGTAGCAAATGCCAAGAAGGAAGGAAAAACAGTTGCTTTCTTTGCACTCACTGATGATGGATATGCCAATCTTGGTTTGAACTTTTCAGATATACGTGCTCTTGTGCAACAACAAAAGTCAATTATACTTGCCTATGAAAAATACTATAAAAATGTAGAAGAATTTGAAAAAATAAAACAAGAAGTAAAACCTAAATCAACTCTTGACAAATTCAATCCTTTCAAGTAAAATATACAAATGTCAAATCCATACCAGACATTGGGCGTAGATAAGAACGCTACAGAGTCCGATATCAAGCGAGCATATCGAAAACTTGCTATGGAAAATCATCCAGACAAAGGAGGCGATCAAAACCGTTTTGCTGAAATTAGCAATGCGTATGAAGTATTAAAAGACCCACAGAAACGTAGTGCGTATGATCATTACGGCACTACAGACCCACAAAAACAAGGTTTTGGTTTTTCTCAGTCACAAGGTCAACCCTTTGACTTTGATACTATATTCAATATTTTTGGACAACGCATGCATCCTAATAGACCACAACGTCCGCGAGATGCAAGAATCACAATGGCAATTGATCTAGAAGATGCTGTTAAAGGTGGAAAAAGAACTCTTGCACTACAGATGCAGGCTGGACAAAATACCATTGAAGTAGATGTTCCTCCTGGTGTAGTTGATGGGGAAAACATTAGATACCCAAAACTTGGTCCTAGCGGTCTTGACCTTGTGATACACTATCGCATAAAAAAACATCCACGTTGGCAAAGACATGGCAATGATATGCACACAGAACAGGATGTAAACCTCTGGACACTCATAGTTGGTGGCAATGTTAAAATTACTGATATTATAGGACGTAGTTTTAATCTAAATATTCCACCTCGAACCAACCCAGGCAGTGTTATGCGTTTAGCATCATGCGGTGTGCAAAGAATAGGACACAATCCTGGCGATATATTTGTTAAAATAAATGCAAAAATTCCACATGCGATTCCAGATGAAATAATTCGTGCTATTAAGAAACACACTCAATAAATATAAAAATAAAGGAGAATCATGCAACACAGTCCTGAAATAGAACAAATACTTGCAACTGCTCATAAAATTGCTAAAGACAAGAAACACGATTATGTAACAATTGAACACCTTACATTAGCAATGGTGCAGTTTCCAAAATTCAAAAGATGCGTTGAGTCTTTTGGTTCCAGTTCTAATGCTATTGTTTCAGATCTAAATCTGTACATTGATTCACAAACCATGCTAGTAAGTAATCCTGTTAAAGGTGACCCAAAAAAAACCAATGCACTAGAAAGAGTTTTTAACAGAGCATTGACACAGGTTATGTTTGGTGGTAGACGAAGCATGGAGACCATTGATCTATGGCTGGCAATAATGGCCGAAACAAACAGTCACGCTGCCTACTATATGCTTAAACATGGACTTGTCAAACAAGAATTTGTCATGCACTGGCAACAAACATATGATGGTAAATCCAAAGATGGTATCGACATTTCACATGCAAATGAAATACTAAGCGAACACTGCATAAATGTTAGTAAACTAGCCAAAGAAGATAAACTTGAACCAGTTATTGGTCGAGAAACAGAAATTGAAGAAATTGTTACAGTGCTTGCAAAAAGATTCAAAAGCAACGTGCTAATGGTAGGTGATCCTGGCGTAGGGAAAACTGCTATTGCAGAAGGTTTGGCAACCAGAATAAAAGACAATACTGTACCAAAGTTTCTGAAAAACTTTGAAGTATGGGGTTTAGAAATAGGTAGTTTGCTTGCTGGATCTAAGTATCGTGGTGAATTTGAAGAAAAACTTAAAGATATAATAGCGGCATTGGAAGCAAAAAAGAACTGTATACTTTTTATTGACGAAGCACACACAATGAAAGGTGCTGGTTCAACCGGTGGAAGCAGTTTGGATTTTTCTAATATGATTAAACCTGCTATTACAAAAGGCAATCTTAAGGTTATTGCAAGTACAACCTGGGAAGAATTCTACGATAGTTTTGAAAAAGATCGTGCATTGATGAGGCGCTTTTACAAAGTAAGCATAGATGAACCTGACAAAGATACCACTGTAAAGATCTTAGAAGGACTACGTCCTAGATTAGAAAAGTTCCACAATGTCGCAATAGACAAAGGCGCTATTGAAAAAGCAGTTGAATTAGCAACTAGATACATGCACGACAAGAAAAATCCAGACAAGAGCATAGACCTAATAGATGGAGCATGTGCAACTGAACGTGTTAAAGATCAAGAAGGTTTGGTAATTACAGAAGATTTAATTGACAAACAGGTTTCAAGAATTGCAAACATTCCAGAAACAAAAGTAGCAAGTGATGCTAGTGAAAAAGTACAAAATCTAGATAACAACATCAAAGAAAAACTTTTTGGACAAGATCATGTAATAGACGAAGTACTAGAAAGGCTCTATGTAAACTATGCAGGAATAAGCACGCCAAATCGTCCAATGGGAGCATTTTTATTTCTTGGTCCTACTGGCACAGGTAAAACTGAATTTGCTAAATTATTAAGCAACAACTTAGAAATGCATCTGTTGCGTTATGACATGAGTGAATATCAAGACAAACACACAGTTAGCAGTTTGCTTGGTGCACCTCCAGGGTTTGTTGGCTATGATGATAGCACACTCAGCGGTGGTAAACTGATTTCAGATGTTAGTAAAAATCCTTACAGTGTGCTGTTGTTTGATGAGATTGAAAAAGCCCATCCAGATGTAGCAAACATATTTCTACAAATGATGGATGAAGGTAAGGTCACAGGATCAAATGGCAAAACTGTTGATGTAAAAAACTGTATTATTATACTAACATCGAATCTTGGTGCTAGAGACAACGAAAACAACAACATTGGATTTGGTCAAGAACTTGCTCGCACTGGCAGTGAAGACAAAGCCGTTAAAGATTTTTTCAAGCCAGAACTACGCAACAGATTGGACCTCACAGTCAAGTTCAAAACATTAGAACCGTTAGCAATCAAAAAAATTGTTGCCAAGTTTATCAACGAACTTAGAGCAAACCTAAAACAAAAAAATATTAATATTATTGTTACAGAAGCAATGGTAAACTATCTTGTTGACGTTGGATATGATCCAAAGATGGGTGCAAGGCCATTGGGCAGAAAAATTGATGAAATTATCAAAGTGCCGTTAAGTAAGAAGATACTTTTTGAAAAATTAGAAAATGTTCATGTGACTGCTGATGTATGGTTCAAAGGCAAACGTCCAAGAATTACACTTGACACGAAACCAAAAGGATCACCAGCTGATGCTTACATTGACACAAATGGTATTGTAACTGTTAACGAAACACAAGAATAGGAACGGATAAATAACAGCATGGCAAAGATAAATTCAACATCAATAGCAATTACAGTTAGTGAACTGGTCAAAGACGATTCTCCAAGTAGAGAATTATTAAGTCAAGAAGTAATCTCACAACTAGAGCAAGTAATAACACAACTTGCCAGTGAAGGTGCTCCTGGTCCTGTGCTAGTGGAAGTATTAAAAGCAGAGTAAAATGAAATCCAGTAACCTTGAATTAATTCCAAGAACCGTACACGAACTAGGAACGTCAGCAACAATTGTTGGTACTAGACAAAAAGGTGTAGGTTATTATGGAGGTCAAGGTAACAGTCAGCAGATAAGATTTCAATGCAATGACTTTCCTGGACAGGTAATAGTACAGGCTAGTTTGGATACTGATCCAAAGACTGCTGATCCAACAGGTGAAATTCCTTACGCACAGGCCACTGATTGGTTTGACGCTTATACTTTTCCGAATGACAGTGCTGATGGTTCAAGTTTAATCACAACTGATCAAAGTATTACACTTTACGGAAAATTTACTTGGGTTAGAGCAGTTGTAACTGATTTTACTGATGGCGAAATTGGCCCAATCACAATGAGCTACTAGGATATGGCAATGTTAAAGAAATTAGTAATAATACCAGGAGGATTTCATCCTTTTCATGCAGGACACAAAGCATTGTATGATGCTGCAGTAGCACAGTTTCCCAAAGCAGATGTATTCATTGCTGCCACAGATGATAAAAGCACAAGACCATTTCCTTTTAAACTTAAGAAAACACTTGCTGGTATAGCAGGAATACCTGCACATAGATTTGTACAGGTCAAATCACCGTTTCAGCCAAGAGAAATAACCGACTTGTATGATCCAGAAACAACACAATTGATATTCATACGCAGTGACAAAGACTCGGGTGTAGCACCACTTCCAGGTGGCTTTAAGAAAGACGGTAGTGCAAGTTATCTACAACCACTAAAACGCAACAAGCCAGAAAACATGAAGCAACATGGCTTTATGACCTATTTGCCAACTGTACAGTTTGGTCCAGGCATGACCAGTGCTACGGAAATACGTGGCAAGTGGCCGGGGATGAGTGCTGAAGAAAAAGAAGATTTAATTGTAAATCTATACCCTATGACCAGTAAGCCAATGATTGATAAGACCATTGAGATATTTGACACAGTACTAGCAGAAGAAAAACAAGCCTTATCAATGGCATTAGGCAGTATAAAAAAGGACATAGAAGAAGACAAGAATTGTGGTAGTGGAGAG